ATGATACATTTTATGATACTTGGCATCAATGGTTAAAAGAAAACAAAACAGAAGATTACAAAAGAGTTACAACATCTAAAACAGGTCAACCAGTAACAGGTATTAAACAAAAGATTATACAATTGATATATAAAGAATTAGATATCAAGAGAGCAAAGTATGAACACGGATTTAAACGAGGTTGTTATTTTGCAAACATATATCAAAACGGAAAAGAATTTCTTAGAAGTGAAATCAATGAAGACCAACTTGTAATCAGAAATATGTTCGATAGAGATATTGAATACATTGATAGTTGGTGGAAACGAAAAGCAGTAAATCGTTACACTAAATTATTAGAACAGAATAAAATTAAACCAGAAAAACTATTCTACTCAGGTATGATAAACATATCGTGGGAAGAAGCAAAAGAAAAATACTTAGGAGATATAGGTAGATAATGAAACAATTAACAGAACAACAAATACAACAGAATTGGACGGACTTACGAACAATTATTAATAATACATTTGAGGGTGAGAGATTAGAAAAACTCAACAAGATGTATGATTATTTTGAAGACAGAATGGTATTAGCTCCAGCAAGTGGTAAAGAACATTTCCACAATGCTATGGTGGGTGGATATGTAGAACACATATTACACGTCGTCAATAATGCACAAGAACTTAGAGACTTGTGGGAAAAGAACGGAGCAACCATTAACTTTACTAATGAAGAATTAGTGTTTGCAGCTTTACATCACGACTTAGGTAAAGTTGGAAACTTAGAACACGATTATTATTTACCACAGGAAAATGATTGGTTTGTAAAAAATCGTGGAGAACTATTTACACATAATCCAGAATTACAATATATGACCGTAACTGATAGGTCGTGTTGGATATTAGGACACTTTGAAATACCAATGACCGAATGGGAATATATTGGATTAAGATTAACAGACGGACTATATGAAGAAGGTAATGAAAAATATCTTAAAGGATATAATAAAGACTTTACTTTAAAAAGTAATATTGCTTATATCTTACACCAAGCAGATATGATGGCTACTCACATTGAGGGAGACCAATGGAAACGAGGTGATAAAGTTGAGAGTAAGAAAGTTCAAAAGTCAGTTAATAATATTAAGAAAGCAGTTGACAATGAGGTAAAAGAAAAGTTCACTAAGTCAACAGATGCTAAAGATATATTCAATGAACTATTTGGGGAGGCAAAGAAATGATTTACTTTTTAATTTTATTTATTCTCTTGACTTTAGTTCAAGGTTATGTTATATTTAACCTTACACGAAAAGTTGAAAGATTAGAAACTTGGGTAGAAGATTACGCACAAAGAATCATCGATACACAAGAAGTATTAAAAGAGATTGACCAAAAAGGTAACTTCGAAGCAGATGATGAAGTCGGAGTTATCTTTACAGCAATCAAAGAAGCAGTAGACGAGTTAAACGAAATAACAGAACAGGAGTTATAATGCCAAGAAAAGCAAAAAAAGGTTCACCAAGATATTACTTCCACCAAGGAACAGAAGACGCAATCATTAGACACAATAAAGAAACTCGTCCACATATGAGAGAACGAATTTACAATGAACATATCAGAACACCTTTTGAGAAATTGGCAGAAAACATTATTCATACATTTAAGTTTTATTACTTTGATGTTCCGAGTGAAGATGTTAAACACGAAGTAGTAAGTTTTCTATATATGAATATGCATAAGTTCGCCGAGGGTAAAGGTAAAGCATTTAGTTATTTCAGTATTGTTGCTAAGAACTATTTGATTCTACACAACAATAACAATTATAAAAAACTTAAACAAACTGATGGTGAGGAAGTAACTGATTACAAAAGAGATGCTTTAGGAGAAACTTATAGAGCAGATATTTTAGAGGGTAAGAAAGAGTATATGGATTTATTCGTAGACTACTGGACTAATAACCTAACAACGGTATTTAAAAGAAAACAAGATATTGATGTTGCTAATTCAGTTTTATATCTTATGGAACAAAGGCAAAACATTGAGAACTTCAACAAGAAAGCATTATATATTTTGATTAGAGAAATGACTGGTTCCAACACTCAACACATTACTCGTGTTATAAATGTTTTGAAAAAACATCACGCTAACTTACAAAAGAACTACTTGGCGACTGGTTCAATAGAAACGAAATTTACTGGGTCGTGGGACAACTTATAATATTACTATTATTATTGGTTGGGTGTGAAAGCAACACAACTCAATGGGTTGAACGAACACCAAAAGTAAATTATGATATGAGATTACCTATTGATGAAAATGGTTATTATCGTTTAACACTTGATAGAACAAAACATCAAACCATACATAGAGTTGCCGGTTATGTTGGAGATGAGTATGGGGTAATTGAAGGTCATCGAGTTGAGTGGGAAAGTAATTTGTATTGGTTCATAGGAGATACATTAGGTTATGTGGTTAAACGAGGATTAACCGATGACTTGGTGTATGTTAGTTATGATACAACTTATATTACTTGGTTCAATGGATATGAAGTTCCCACAACCAATAAAGTTAGTTTATCAAATAGATATGGTGAAATAGGTAATATGATAGCACCAACTAAATCAATGATAGGAGATACTTTAAGATTGGTTGCTAATGCAAAAGATAAGTTCGAAATAATTCTTGAGTAAAAAGGGCAGTATTTCTACTGCCCTTTTGAATCCACCTTTATTTGTTGAGTAATCCTAATATAATTATTAGTGAAATAAATCCAGCAAATCCTGCTTCACCGAAGCTATTTACTAAACCTACTAAATTACCAACAATGTCAATTCCTAAGAATCCACCTACAAATACTAATTGTACAAGAACCCCTAAGCCGATTATATGTAATAGTACATCTTTTAAACCAGATACACTATCTATAATCATTTTGATTGTGTCTTTCATTTTAGTTTCCCCCTTTAAATGAACAAAAATCGGTGTTTTTCCGATTTCGTATAATAACTATATAGTAAAATTAAAAAAATTAACCGATATATAAATATATATTCCTATTTTTTGACATTTGTATATTTATTGTTAGGTAAAATTTATGGCAAAAGATTACGAAATATTCGAGGGAAAAACCCTATCAGATGTCTTTAAGGACATATATGATAATTCTCACACCAATAAAAAACAATTAGAAGTATTGATGAAAGAGGTTGTGGGATTTATTAAGGACGGAGATACAGCCGTTCAGATTATCCCTATGCTAAAAGAGTATTTAGAAATCAATGTCAAGAACGACGAACAACTTGTTAAGTTGGCAACAATCGTTCAAAGAATTACAGCAGCAGAAAATAGAGCATCAGATTCAGGAGATGAGTTAGGTTTAACAGACCAAGAAAAACAACAACTTATGGATGCTATCGAAAATGATGTTCAAGAGTTACAAATCAAAAAAGACGAAATAGACAATTCTATCAGTAAGGAAAATTAATGTTGAAATTTGAACCCGTAGAGGTTTTAGATGTTTTGACTGATGTCAATGATTCTAACGCTACAGCAGTTAGTGGTAGATATGTTGTATCACAACAGAATAGTCCGATAGAACAAACATTTTTATTTTATCCACTTGACCCTAATAACTTACAAATACCAGTTAGGGGTGAAGTAATATTGGGAACAGAGTTCTTAGGTAAATATTATTATATGTCTAAGTTAAATATACAGAACTCACCAATAGCAAATACTAAACCGAACATTAGTTCTTATGCTTCTAAACCAGTTGAGAACTTTCAACTCGGAAAGTATTTTACAGAAAACTCTACTGGTGCAAAAAAGTTAATCGCAAGAGAAGGCGATACAATTATACAAGGTAGATTTGGAAACTCTATTCGTTTGGGTAGTAATCAATCACAAGATTTTTTTAACTCCACAACAAATGAAGAAGACAAAAAATATATTGATTCACCAAGTGTTAAGATTGTTTCGGGAATCGATAGAACAGAATTAAATGACGATGACTTTTATTATCAAGAAGATTTAAATACTGAAAAAAATTCTATTTATTTAACAACCAATGAAGAATTAACATTTGGTTTTGGTAATAAACAAGTATTTAATCAAGACGATAAACCACAGATTACAATTCAATCAAATAGAATTGTGTTTCACGGAAGAGAAGAATTTAATGTATATTCACCAAGTATCAATTTAGGTGATGATGAAAATTTAGAACCAGGTGTTCTTGGTAATTCATTAAAGAAATTATTAGAAGATATTTTAGATGTAATTGAAAATACTAACATTGGTGCTGGACAAACAACACTACCAACACCATTTGCAGGTAAACTAAAAAATTTAATTAACGATAGTATTTTAAGCAATATAGTAAAGTTGAAATAGGAGTACAAATGAAGAAAAATGACTTAATAAAAATAATCGAATTAGTTGTCCGTAAAGAGGTCAAAAAACAACTGAGTGAGATATTTATTAATGACAAAGAGGAAATCAAATTAGCAGAAACGATTTCTAAACCTAAACCAAAAGTCAAACAAAAACCAAAAAAACAATACACATCAAACCCAGCGTTAAACGAGGTATTGAACCAAACTAAACCATTGGGTTCATCAGGACAAACTGATGAGTATCCAACATTAGGTGGTGGTGTATTGGGTTCTGACAATATGGCAGATGTATTGGGATACGGAGATTTAGGTATGGGTGGAAACAAAGAAAGAAAACGAGAAATGGGAGCAGTTCAAACTATTAAGAAAGCAGGAGTTTCAGTAGACCAAGTTCCAGAAGATGTTCAAAATGCATTAACTCGTGATTATTCTGGTTTGATGAAAGCAATTAACAATAAGAAAAAAGGTGAAGGAAACTTTAGACCATAATGGCAAATGTTAGAGAAATAGATAGAGATGACGACATTTATGTTGGTATAGAATTTCCATTGGATTATAGTCAAGAAGGTTTTTTTCGTAAAACAAAAACCATTAGACAACAAGTAAAATCTAATATCAGAAATTTACTATTGACTGAAAGGGGTGAAAGAGTTTTTCAACCGAACTTCGGTTCTAATTTGAAAAGTCTTTTGTTTGAACAAATAACACCAACCCTTTTAGAAAATGTAGAAAACAACATTAGAGAATCTTTATCTACTTGGTTACCTTATGTTAATGTGAATAATTTAGTTGCGGTTCAAGATGATAGAAATTTAAATCAAGTATTAATTTCATTAGAATATTCTACCACATTAGAACCAGACGCTCTCGATACAATTACATTTACTTTTGAAGTAGGAGAATAAAATGGCGGTTGATTACAACACAAATAAAAAAGTAGTTAAAAAAGAAGTGAGTTATCTCGGTAGAGATTTCTCATCTATTAGACAAAACCTTATTGAGTTTGCGAAAACTTATTTCCCAAATCAATACAACGACTTTAATGAATCATCACCAGGTATGATGTTTATAGAAATGGCATCTTATGTTGGAGATGTATTGAATTATTATGTTGACAATCAATATAGAGAAACTTTGTTGAACTACGCAGAAGAAAAGAAAAATGTTTATAATATTGCACAATCATATGGATACAAACCAAAAACAGCAGTTCCAGCATCAGTAGAATTAGAAGTAACACAAACCGTACCTGCTAAGTCAGACGGGAGTGGTGGATATGAAGCAGACTTAGATTATGCAGGAGTCGTATCGACCAACGGAATAGTATCATCAGATACTGGTGTAGACTTTACTTTATTAGACCAAGTTGATTTTAGAGTATCGAGTTCACTCGACCCATTAGATATAGAATTAATTCAACCAAGTTCAGGAAATATACCGACAGAATTTTTACTAAAGAAAAAAGTATTGGCAAAATCAGGAACAACAACTGAACAAACCTTTACATTTAATTCTGCGAAAAAGTTTGACAAGATTACATTAGGTAATACAGGTGTTAATGAAATTGTATCAATAGCTGATTCCAATGGAAACACTTGGTATGAAGTTCCTTTCTTGGCACAAGATACAGTTTTTGAAACAATAGAAAACACTTCTTTAAATGACCCAACATATTCTCAATATCAAAACGATACACCTTATATGTTGAGATTAATTAAATCATCAAGAAGATTTATTACACGAGTAACAGAAGATGACAGAACAGAAGTTAGATTTGGAGCAGGTATTAGTGATAATCCAGATGAAGTAATTATTCCTAATCCAGACAATGTTGGTTCAGCATTAGGATTTGGTGTTTCTAAATTAGATGAGTCTTTTGACCCAAGTAATTTTATGAAAACAAAAACTTATGGATTGGCACCAACCAACACAACACTAACCGTTACTTATCGTTATGGTGGAGCAGTTGAACACAATGTCAGGGCAAACTCAATCACATCAGGAAAGAACATTACTTTTACAATTGATAGTGGTAATTTGGATTCAGCAAAAGTTCAAACAGCAGAAGATAGTTTATCTTTTAATAATGTTTTACCTGCAACGGGTGGAGCATCAAAAGAAACTTTAACAGAAATAAAACAAAATGCATTAGCACATTTAAACACACAGAACCGAGCAGTAACCAGACAAGATTACATTACTCGTGTTTATTCATTACCACAAAAATTTGGAAACATAGCAAAAGTGCATATTGTTCAAGACGAACAAAACGAAACCAATACAGAGGGTGAAACAAACATCATACCGAATCCATTGGCAATGAATATGTATTTGTTAGGTTATGATGAAAATAGAAAATTAGCATCAGTAAATGATGCCGTAAAACAAAATTTAAAAATGTATTTATCACAATACAGAATATTAACCGACGCAATCAATTTAAAAAATGCTTATGTAGTGAACGTTGGTGTTAGGTTTGCAATCATTACACAACGAGGATACAACAAAAGTCAAGTGTTGTTTAATTGTGTTCAAGCAGTTAAAAAACATTTTGATGTATCGAAATGGCAAATCAACCAACCAATCGTATTGAGTGATATTGCTTATCAAATATCATTAGTTGACGGAGTGGGTAGTGTGGTTCCACCAAGAACTAACAATCCAGACAATCAACTAATCGTTATTGAAAACAAAGCAACTACATCACAAGGATATAGTGGTAATGTTTATGATATTAAACAAGCAACACGAAATGGTGTTGTGTATCCTTCACTTGACCCAAGTATTTTTGAAGTCAAATATCCTAATCAAGATATATTAGGAAACGTAGTAGGAGACATTTAATGCATTATTTTATATTCGGAGATAAAGACTCAACAATATATTCAGGTGG